TGTTTTGTTCTGATTAAACAGGCTGGCCGCAACCACGATAAACGGGCGGGTATGCTCCTTTATCTGGCGATAGAGGTTAATGAGATCAGGGTTTATATCCGCAACCAGATAGGCCGGGTAATCAGTGATCATCATCACTGCGCACGAACCGGCGAAGGGTTCGACCAGGCAATCCCCTTTAGGCAGGTGCGCCAGCAGTTCCGGCATTACGCGGGACTTATTACCCGCCCACTTCAGAATCGTGCTCATACAGCACCGCCCTTTGATACTCTCGCCCGCATTTCGGCCACGCCCTGACAGCTGACGCAGCGAGTCACACCACGCACGGCACGACGGCGCTGCTCAAGGATTGGCGCGTCGCAGTCTTCACAGAAGGAAGCCGCCACGCTGACCGGGCGGTTAACCACACAGGCGATATTGCGTGCCAGCAGCTCGTCGGCGCGCGCCTGCGCCATGTCCATTGAGTCGGCCATCAGTGCAGCTCCTGTGATTCGTTCTGATAACGCTCGGCCTCGCGGCGGATTAGATCAGCCGCTTCAATGCCGGAAAGCCCCTGCTGATGAACGTGGAGGGCAATTTCAGCCAGGCGCTCCGAAACAACCAGTGCACGGTCTTTGCGCTCCTCGATCCGCGCCTTAGTGATAATTGCTGCCAGCGCTTCAGTGTCAGCATCAAATTTAAGTGTCTCGACATTTCTCATTTAACTTTCTCCAGAATTTAGGCAAAAGAATGCCCGGCGGGTTTACGCCATTGATTTTTGGGTTTTATTTACTCAGGTAAAAAACAGTCTGCGGTTGAAAACTGACGAGGTAAAATGCTGCCCCATCGCGCCATCTTATTCATGGCAATAATAATCAGCCTCCTGCGCTCCTCTTCAAAATATTGAAACGGCTTTCCTATTTCATCAGGCTTAAAACTTTTCGGACTTTCACGATTTGCCAGCGTAAGTACGCAGAATTTAAACTCGTCATTCTGATGATTAAAATAACGCAATGCGGCGTTAGCGTTATTGTCGCGCATTTGACGCCATTTTTTGCGAAATTCATCAAACGTCATTGGCTGAATTTTATCAACGCGAGCGCCCATCAAATGAATTTTGGAAAAACTGGCGGGCGCGTGTTGCTTTGGCACTTCCCATAAAACTTTCATATTAGCCACCGAAAATACGACGCAGGCGTTGAGAATATCCAGCGCGCTTTGTTGTGATGCTATTCAGCAATTCCTTCTGGCTTTTACATGGATGCCACGGTCTGCCGTTCTCGCCCATGATCCAGCCATTACCGTAGGACATTGACGGACTCTGGCGCTTGAGGTGTGCAGCAAATGAAATCATCGTGCGCCCTCAGCTAATGCCAATCGAAGCACCCAGCCCGCTGATAGCGTCGACGGTTGAGGCTAAGGTCGGGTTAGAGTGAACGCGGGCCTGCACGGTCAGCGCGGCCAGCATCATGCAGCGAATACCAGTGTTTGCGGCCTCCAGAATACTGCGGCGGCATGTTGCAGTTATCCGCTCCGGGTTCGCGGCACTGGCGGCCATGCTTCCGACTTCAGCAGTCGCTTTCAGCACATAGGACTGAAACTTGTCTTTCGCCAGCTCATTAACCGGTACGCATGGCAGGCAATGCAGTTGTGCCAGCGCGCCGTCTATCAGCGTGGCGTCTTCGGTCAGATCGGTAAGCAACAGCAATTCTGAAACGGTCAGCTGATGCACCTGATCCGGGTTCAGCTTGTTGCGCAGGGTCTGTGCTTTCATGCCTGCTCGCTGCGCCAGCTCAGCCATGCTGTGTGTCAGCGCAAACTTGCGGCAGGCGTCGTCATAGTGGTTATGGGTGGAAGTCTTAAAATCAAACATGTGCGAATCTCCCTATTCACTTAATGTGAATTAGCCGCCAATAATGAGCTGAAAACGAGAGTGACCAAAAGCCTTACGAAGCTGCTCTTCTTTCCAGCGAGCGTAATAAATGCGAATGGGCCCGCCAGCTCTTTTACATCCTTTGCGGATAGAGCGAGCCTCAATCGGTAAACGCGGGTTGTCGCCGGTTGTCCAACGATAAACAGTGCGCAGGGACACGCCCTCCAGCTCAGCAAATTGCTCAGTGGTGACGATAGGAGCCGGAACTTTGAAGATTGCGATTTCAGAAGCCATATTGCATCATTCCTCTTTGTATGTTTCTGCCATTGATTGCCAAAGTTTTGCCGACGTTTGCCATCAATTGCCTAATTCATAGCGATACTAATGCTAATTTTAGTATCGCGCAACATAGGAATACTAATTTTAATGCTTAATTCTAATTTTAATAACGAAGCGTTAATAAATAGGATCTGCGAGGTTTACGGTTTTACTAAAAAAGTTCAGCTAGCTAACCACTTCCAAATCGCCGCCAGCTCTCTTCAAAACCGCTATACACGCGGCAATGTGTCTTACGACTTTGCCGTGCACTGCGCTTTAGAAACTGGTGCTGATCTTAAGTGGCTTATGACTGGTGAGGGGGCGGTGAATCCTACTGGAAGCGAACCGGATAAATCTGTGAGGCTGGAGTTATTTACATTAAGCGAGGGAAAACTAACTAAAGTTAGCAATCTAAGTATTGATCAGGACTTATTTGGTAAGCCGCTTAAGCGCGCGGTCTGCGTCAGGAATGAAGGAAAAAGCTATATTGTTGAACAAGAGGCTTCTTTAGCTGATGGCCTCTGGATTGTAGATGTTGAAAGCTCAATCAGCCTTAGAGAGATAACCGTTCTGCCAGGAAGAAAAATTCATGTCGCAGGCGGAAAAATTACGTTTGAGTGCGGCATTGATGATATTAAGCCTTTTGGCCGCGTAATTGGCGTGTACAGCGAGGTGAACTAGTGACCGTGCGCAAACTTTCTCAAGGTGGCTGGATAAGCGAGGTCTACCCTAACGGGCGAGATGGCAAGCGTATCCGCAAAAAGTTTGCGACTAAAGGTGAAGCGTTAGCATTTGAACAACATGCTACTCAACAGCCCTGGAATGAGGAACAAGCAGATCGCCGCACACTGAAAGACCTTATCACCTCCTGGTATAGCGCTCACGGCATCACCCTTAAAGACGGCGAAAAGAGAAGGCTTACAATGACTCATGCATTTGAGTGCATGGGCGAGCCGCTTGCAGTTGATTTTGATGCTCAAATGTTTTCACGCTACAGAGAGCGACGCCTCAAAGGTGACTTTGCTCGTTCAAATCGCGTTAAGGAAGTTTCTCCCCGCACGCTAAATTTAGAGCTGGCATACTTCCGCGCCGTATTTAATGAACTCGGCAGGCTCGGAGAGTGGACAGGTGAAAATCCTTTACGACACATTCGCCCTTTTCGAACTGAAGAAAGCGAAATGGCTTGGTTGACACATTCTCAGATAGAACACTTGCTATCTGAATGCCGCAATAGCGATCAGGCAGACTTAGAAACCGTTGTAAAAATTTGCCTTGCTACTGGTGCAAGATGGTCAGAAGCTGAAGAATTGAAAAGAAGCCAGGTAACAAAAAACAAAATTACCTATATAAAAACCAAAGGCCGAAAGAACCGGACTGTCCCTATTACAGATGCAATTTATAAAATAATTCCTGAAAAAAAAACTGGTCGATTATTCGCTGATTGTTATGGTGCCTTTAGGTCAGCTCTTGAAAGAACAGAAATTGAGTTGCCAGCCGGGCAGCTTACGCATGTTTTACGCCATACGTTTGCAAGTCACTTTATGATGAACGGGGGAAACCTCTTGGTGTTACAACGAGTTTTAGGCCATACGGATATCAAAATGACTATGCGATATGCCCACTTTGCACCCGACCATTTAGAAGAAGCCGCAAAGCTAAACCCGCTAGCCAAAAGTGGCGGCAAAATGGCGGCAGAGATGGTCAAGATTGGCAAATGATTGGCAATCGTTGGCAACCTATGTCATTGTTAAAAAACGCAAACTATTGTTTTTACGTTGGTATTCAACTTTCTCATAATCGCTTGGTCGCTGGTTCAAACCCAGCAGGGGCCACCAAATCTTCATAAATCATGTATTTAAATCACTTCTATGGTGATTTTTCCGTCCTCATTTTGGATGGTGCCGCTTTAAATATATGTAACTGCAAAGCCTGACCAGACTAATCGCTTTAAATGATTGAATGGTGATTAGTAAGCTTATGAAATGACTTAACAAAAGGAATCGTTATGTCTTACAGCTGCTATCTGTTATTAAATCGTCGTGAAATGACTTCACTCAATTGTCCGGGCATTGGTGTTTTTCCCGCATTTTCAGGCCAGAAAGATGGCCGTAATAATCCTGATAAAACTCATGTCCCCGATATTGGCCCATTAGTGCGCGGACGTTATTACATCGTTGAGCGGCCATCAGGTGGAAGATTAGGTCCCTGGCGTGAGAGGTTTTTGAAAGAAATATACGGAACGGATCGGACTACCTGGTTTGGTCTTTACCGCGATGACGGCAAAATTGATGATTACACGTTTGTGGAGGGCGTCAGACGTGGGAATTTCAGGCTCCATCCCATAGGACCGCTCGGTCTTAGCGAAGGCTGTATTACACTTGCTCATCCTATCCAGTTTCAGTACATGCGCGATATGTTCCTGCGAGCCGGCCCCACTCTCAATATTCCAGGTAGTCAATTGAAAGCCTATGGAACGGTAAAGGTGTACTGATGATGCGTATTATTTTACTCATTTTGTTATTTATCATCTGTTGCGTGGCAATCTCTAAAGCGATCGCGTCATTAGTTCCTGCATCAATATTTTATTCAATCGCCAACGCCCTGCAGATCTATGGTGATGAGTCGGTTATTGATTTTATATTAATAGTCAATATTTCTATATCGATTCTGCTTTCTCTAATACTGGTAATCCTTCTAAAGCGTAAAAAATGAAGATAAGAGGCTCCGGAGCCAGGTTTCATCAACTGAGAGCCGGTTTAAGAGATTTTTAAAGGTGTTGTCGTTGCTGTAGTCACCCACTACGTAACAGTGATCAGCCCAGGAATATGAAGTAGAAGCGTATTGAGGATTTTGATTACCAATTCGTAATAGACTAACTACGCTTGTTTTTGTCGTACCTTAGCTATCGCGCAATAATGCTTTTACAAATAATTTTACTGAGCTTATATCCCTTTTTTCGGTGAAAATCATATGCAAAGTGAGATAACTTTTGAATTGTCGAATTTTGTTCGAACATAAAACGGTGTTTTAGGGAGGATGAGAGCCAATCTGGTCAGATTTCTCTGTGTAAAAATGAGCTAAAGGTAAGCCAGACGGTGCCGATAACCGAAAAATTACCGGCTGAATTGCCATCAAGCAGGAAAGCGCAGAAGCTATTCAAACCATGCTATTCAGCATTTAGAAAGGCTATGCAACACGCTGGTATCGAGACACCTGCCGGGCAGCTAACGCACGTTTTATGCCACACATTTGCCTCTCATTTTATGATGAACGGCGGAAACATTCTTGTACTTCAGCGAATATTAGGCCATACGGACATAAAGGTAACTATGCGATATGCACATTTTGCGCCAGATCATTTAGCTGAAGCAGCGTTACTCAATCCTCTACAGAAAATGGAAAAAGAAAAATGAATGAAATTGAAGAAGATAATAACTCTGTTCGAACCAAACGCACTGGAATACCAATTTTCCATAAATTTGCCACAAGACCAAAAGTTATACTCTCCGGCATTTTAATTTATGTAGGATTGGGCATTGCAATTCTATTTAGCTCAGATATGGGCCCATCATATTTTATTGAGAAATTTGGCCCAATCATGTTAGGAGTATGCATTGCCATCCCAGGGTTTATAATGATAAGCGGCGAGATGAGCAAGTTGACCAAGCTAAGAAGAGAAGACAAGTTTATTGATGTAGACGACAGTAGAGACAATGAATCTCAAATTTTTGAAAAAAAAATACTCAATGAGTTGAATTATCTCAAAGCAAATTCTAACAACTTCTCTGAGCAAAGCATTGAAGAGATTGTATCTAAAGTAATTGAATCCAAGACATTAGATCAAGGAAACATGTTTGACTCATTCGAAAATTACTTTAATGAAATTCGCCGTGTTTTATTAGAGCAAGCTTATACTTCAGATAAGAAAGCTTCAATTCTTTTAGATAAGGGAACATCTTATTCAAAAGGCGGGATAACTTTTTTTATAATATCCATTATAACGTGGCAAACTTTATCATGGCTCACAGACTTCAAAGAACAATATATCTATGGAATGGTATCTTGCTCTTTATTATTTATCTTCATCGAATTTTTATCTGCTTGGTTTCTTAAACAATATCGTCACTTTGTTGATACCTCGACCTATCATATAAAAGTGAAGTCTATTTTTGACAAATACATGATGTCATATTTGGCTATTAAAAGCCTTAGTGACGAAAGTAGTAGTAATGATATAAAATATAAAGCCATGCTTAAAATACTTGAAGAAGAATTGAAATGGCCCGAAACCTATCTATTGAAGAAATCAGAAGTAAGTTTTGCCAGGGAGGCAATTGAAACGATGTCTCACTTTGCAAAAGCAATCAAGTCAGAGGCAAAGAGTAAGGGTAACGAGTAAAATGCATTCAATGTTTTAATAAATTCTAGGGGAGTGTAAAAAGTGAGAGCCATAGATGATGCCAATTTCTTAATTGCCTCCTCATTTGAACA